ACACCAGTAATTTGTCCACCACCGCTATTCACAAGATTTACAACATAATCTACTATTGGTATGATATTCCAATATGGTCTCCCACTTTCAGGCATTGATATAAACAACACTTTTGTCCCAAGCGGTATTTCATCACGCCAAGAAACAACATTTCCGTTATAATCCCTGTATTTTAACTCGCCATCATAAAAAATTCTGTTATTGCGATTAGTGTTTAATTTAATACTATGAACTAAACGTGGATTGTTATTATCAGTTAAAAAATAATGGTCTTCTTGAAAAATAGTTTCTAAATCTTGTTTTAACTCTCTTATCCTGTCGTCACCATAAGAAACTACTTCGTTACCAGCAGGTGTGTCAATATTCCATACCATTTTTTAACTCCTTTTAACTAAAATAAAATTTGCTCGTTTATAATTTCCTGTAGTATATTCTGAAACCATATGTGTATGAGAACCACTTCTAACCGAATTTATAGAATAACTTATAATATGATAATGGTGTAATTTAACTATATCATCGCCACCACTTGTTTTATACGCTTCTTTACCATCATTTGTTCCACTTGTTGCCACTTGTCCTGTCCCTTGATGTGAATGGGTAGGAGCAAGAAATTCGGTTGATAATGCGTGTGAATGAGTTATAGCACTACTTAATAACCAATCGCCGACCATACCAACACCTGGTGAAACTGATATTCCTAACATTATTTCTGACAAGTTAACATTAAAAACCTGTGCTATTGTTTGTTGAACCCAACCTACAGGAGCAGTGTTCCCATAAACAACAATAATGTCGCCAGGTTCAAACAAATGTTTGTTTACCTTTGTGGTTTTATGTTGAAAGGTAGGATTGGTAGCGTTACGCCAAGCCCCGTCGTAGTAAACTTGTATTTTTAAAATACGATAATCAGTGGAAGAATTATCGTCTGCTAAAACTTTATATACACCATCTTTTTGTAGAATATTTTGCGGGCTTATAAAATGGTTATGTTTTGAAGTGCCAGGTTGTCCATTCCAATCACTATTTTTAAAATCTTTTTGAAAAATAGTTTGTAAATCTTGTTTAAGTTCACGCAATCTATCATCGCCTTGTGATACAGGTTCGTTAAAAGCAGGTGTATTTTTATTCCATACCATTTCTTACTCCAATAATGACTTTTTGACATCTGTATAAACTCCTAATCTCATTTCAGTAGGTAATTCTTTAATAACCTCACGGCGTTTTAATAACAACAATTTTTGTTGATAAATCTGTCCATAATATTGTGCTTGTTCGTATTCAAACAAGTAAGAAAAAACACGTTGTAGAACACCATTTAACAACACATCAACTTCTTTATCAAGAATATAGTTAGTATCAGTATCAGAACTGATAGGCGAAAAATAAGCATAATAAGTTATACGCAACACATAATCTTTATCAGGTGCGGGGAATAAAGAAAACATATCTTTCTCAATCACAATATATTTTGGCTCACCAGTTTCTTCAGGTATCACTTTCTTAATTATTTCATACGAATTTGTCAGCGTTAACTTCTCATACTTGTTTTCTTTAACAAGATAAAAAATAATATCATCTTTAAAGTTAGCAGGTAACGAATATGTCCTTTGTCCCGCAACAACTTGTAATTCTATTGTTTGTTTCAAAAACTCAAAATTATAAAATTTCTGTATCTCGTCAAGAACTTCGTTTGTAAACGTCAATATAACATTGTTCAATTCAAGATTATTCCTTGCAACAATATCTTTAACCTTCTGTTTAAACTCGCCAAAATTCATACAAGGTTAGTTAAATAAACAATATTATTTTTTCTTTTCTTCTTTTTCTCTTTCTTTATCTTGTTTATAAAGTTTAACTTCTTCTTTTTTCATTTCTTTTGTAACATCTTTTTGTTCGCCTGTATCTAAATATTTTACTACATACTTGCCATTTCCATATTGTAAAACAAAAGGTCTTCTTGTATCAATCATTTGTAAAAATACCTCCTGTGGTTAAATTTTAACAAAAAATGCCTTAAAATTTTCTTAACAACTTATCTCAATTATTCTGAAGCACCGAATACACGGATAACCCTGCAGAGACCCCAACCTACTTCCCAGAATGATAATGTAGCACCACCGAGATAATACCAACCTAATTTTTTCTTTCTACCAAAATCTTTTGGTATATCAGCACGTATTTCTTCTGGTATTACAACACCTTCTACAACAGGGTCTTCACCAAAGAAGATAAGTTCGCCAGGGACATCGTTTACTGGTAATGTATCTTCAAGAACATTGTTTTCTTCAATAAACCTTATTTGTCTCCATCTACCAACTTCACCACTGAACAATCTGTCAGGATCACCATATTTTGATGCTTCAACAAAAGCAGGATCGTTGTATATCTGTTCATAAGCACCAACAGAACATATTGCCATATAATTTGTCCCGTCATAAGGCGGGATACCTACACCAGCAGTTCTACCTTTTGCTAACAAACGAAGTTTTGAAATATCCCAACCGCTGATTGGTCTTGTAGCAACAGCACCTGGTCTCCCTATATTTGTGAATACAAACGAAGGATTGTCAGGTGTCCCAGTCGGTGTATAAATATATGGTGTGCTTCTAAACACATCACCAATTACAGCATCTAACGTTTTTGCCATATCACGTCTCAACGCTTCTTGTATCAAGTTTTCAGGGTCAAACTCGGACAATGCTTCCAACTTCCCTGTATACGGAATACTATTAGCATATTCCATTACTTCCAGATAACTCTTTGTTATCCGTAGGTTGGTCTCTGGGACTTCTTCAGTTTCATCTATAGCACGACCTGGTGTCAACACTTCTGACACACGAATAAACTCTATTTTATCACCAACGTTTTTACCAAAACCTGGTTCAGGACGTACAAATTGCCTGAACCTCATCAATGGTAAAGCCGCTAATCGTATTTTTCTACTTAAACGAGGGTTTGCTAAATAACCTCCCATATCTATCCAATTCATCGTTATTTACCTCCTTTGACAAGAATATTTTTTGCTTCTGCTAATCTTTGTTTACGATAGTTAATATACTCCTGATATTCTTCTTCAGGAGTTAATTCTCGTTCTTCAGTTTTTGTTTGTATAGTTTGTCGTGTTTGACCAACTTGTGGTGTTACAGCAACTGGTTGTTGAACAGGTTTTTGTTGTGGGACAAGAGAAGCAAGGAATTCTCTTGTCCTTCTTGCTACTTCTTTAAGCACAGTGTCAAGGTCAGCATTTGGCATATCACGAACAACATCTTGTGCTACAAGTCCAACTATACGTTCTTTACCTTTTAAATCAGGGTTTTCAGAATAAAATTTTTGTCGCACATATTCCATTTGTTGTTGAATAAGCATCATTTGTTGAACACGATTTATCGCATCAGTAAGAGTTTTCTCATATATTTTTTTAGCATACTCTTTTGGATTTGAGTATGGATCAACATCTATATCAAAATCGTTTGTCTGTTGTAAAGGAACATTATTTTGTTGTTGGACTTGTAGTTGAGTATATTGTGTCATATTTTGTGTCTTCAAAAATGCTTCTAACGACGCTTCAGCACGTCTCAACCTTTCAGTAAGTTCGGTATATTGTCTTTGTAGTTCTTCATACGACTTTTCTAAATCGTCTATAGAACTGAACTTGCCTGCCAACAACCTTTCTTGTTGCTGTTGTTGGTCAACTTCTTGTGTTTGTTGTTCCTGACTCTCCTGTTGTGTTTCAACAGGATTGTCAACAACTTCTTCTTTATCTAAATTTTCAAACAACTCTTGTATTTTTGATTTTACCATTTTATCCTCCTCCCTGTTTGTCCACGATTACTCGTGGGACAGGATTTGTTCTAATTCTTTCCTTCTTTCTTGCTTCAATTTAGCAATTTCCATTAACAAGTCGTTTTCTAACAAACTTATTACACGCAACTCTGCGTGCAACCCTTTAAGCCGTTCTATATCACCATACGGCGTGTTAGCAATATTTAAAACAATACGTTTCTTACGTTCTTCAAGTAAATACCGAAGTATAGCAACAGCATCTTCATCAAAATTTGGTTTTATCATAAGTTATTTTATAAAACAATTTTTCTGTTTTTATCAACTGATTAAAAAATTTTTAACTTCTTAATTTTAGGTGGTTTTAATGTCCCAACATAAGTTGATTTTATTTTAGGCAACGGTTTTATTTTTGGTAATTTTGGTAACTTTACTTTCATTGAGGGTATCTTGAATTTTGGTTTTAAGGTCGCCATATTATTTTATACCCCCTTGCTATTTCTTGGTCTGTAAACACACCAGAACCTGTCGGTCTTGAACGTCTTTTTGGTAACTTACCTTCTTGTCTCGCACGACCATACTCTATTGCTAACGCTTGTCTTATTGCCTCTTCTTTTGTTTTAGGTCTATACGTCGCTCTTGACGTTTCTATCTTACCTGTCCGTTTCCATTGACGGACAAGTTTTCTTACACCTTCAGATATTTGTTTTTGAACCTCTCTTTTCTTTGCCATACGTTTTTACCTCCTTGAAATTCTTGGTCTATTCTTTGCCCAGGGACGTCTTGCCCCTTCAGGTATTGAAGGTATCGGTTCATACAATTCTGACTTGCTGACTGCTGTCTTTTTTACATCTTCTGTCGCAGGGACATATTCTATCGTCTCGTCTTCTAACAAATTTATTATCTTGTTTTCATACCCTCTCACATCTGGTTTACTTTTTTCTATATTTATTTTTTTTCTCATTGTTCCACCTCCTCTGTTTCTGTTGGTTGTGTTAAAACAGGCGGTATAACACCTGTCTGTTGTTCTTGCCCACTTTGTTGTTCTATAATAAGTTCTGTTGGGTCTAAATCTAACGATTCTAAAATCTTGTATAACAACCTGTCTAAATCTATCTTGCTTGCCCAGTTTGGGTTCGCTTGTAGCAATTGGAATAACAACGCTATCTTTTCTACTGTCTGTTGTTTCAACAATGTTTGTGAAATACCATTAACCCTGAATTCATATTGACCACTAAAATATTTTTCTTTAAATTGTTCTAAAGGTAAAGTATAATCTAAATTACGACCTAAAAATTCTTGTAGTTGAGCATCAGTAAAATCGTCTTGATACTTTATTATCAAGTCAAAAACAAATTCTAACAACGGAACAATCAAATATTGTTCTAAATCACGAACAATATCTTCTAACGCATTCAATGTTTGTTGTGTTTTTTGAACAACTTCTGTTGCTGTAGGACGACCACGACTTGTTGGCATCCCCATAATAAATTCTGTGATACTTGTCGCATTTTGAAACTCTCTTGCTAACATTTCATATACCGCTAAATTTTGTTGTGAAATATTACCTATATTTATTTCTTGTATCAAACGTTCATTAGCATAACCTGTTCTCTTAATTGTTTTCCCTGGATAAATACCACTCTGTATTTCTTCAGGGTCAACAACTAAATCAACATTAAGTTCAAACGCTTTTGCTATTGAAAATAAATGTCCGTCTATGATACCATTGAGGACACGGCTCATTTCGTCAATTAAACCTGCTGTGACCACATCTTCAAAAAATCCTTTGTGGTATACACTAAACGGGACAAAATATAACGGATAAATAAAGAAAGGTTTTATTGGATATGGGTTTTTAACTATACGTAACAAATATTTATCGTTAGCAATTGTTACAATAACATTTTCTTCTATTAAAGAACCATCTTCGTCAAACAAATCGCCATAATATTCCATTATTTCAACTTCTTTTCTAAACGGTGGTGGTGTAGCACCTGGCTCGTTCCTACGCAATTTTTCTTTATATTCTAATTCTGCTCTAACAAAACTTTCTTTTATTAACGCAACTTTGTCAGCATTATAAACACCTTCATTAGCAAGTTTTTGGACATCGTATAAATCCATTTTAATCCTGTGTATTATAAACTTGTTCCTACCAGTAGGATCTAAAGTCACATCATACGGATCACACGCTTCTATTTTTACGCCGTTATTCCAATACGCTTTCAAAATTGCTAAACTTGACAACACGCCTGCCATCAACGATTTTGTAAACTCGTGCCTAAAGTTTGATTTGTAAAACCAGTAATATAACAAGTTTTCAACATTTGCTTGTTTCAACTTGCTTTCATAACCTACACCTTCTACTGAAAAAATTTTTTTAGCACCTAACACAGAACGTTTTAAAATTGCCATCAATGTTCGTATCGCACCATTAAATTTTGTTGTATACGCTTTTGCTTGCCAATCTGCTTTTTGTGAAAAATCGTATTGGTTATTGAACAATGCCCATACTTTATCCCAAACTATTATATGGTTTTTCTTAACATTATAAGCGTGTTGATATACTTGTTTAAATATATGGACAACCTTATCTTCGTCTATATTCAAAATTTCTTCACCAGGCACAATCTTGTTTTCTATTTTTTGGCTCGGCTCAACTTCTGGTTCTGTTGCTGGCTTACCAAAAATTTGTGCTACTGCGTCTAATAAATTAACCATAAACTATTCCCCCATTATCAAAATTAAAAATGCTCTGTCCATATACGCTTCTATAATCCCGTTATCAACCCTTAACATTAACATACAATCTAACAATCCGTTGGGTGTAAAAATTCTTTTTGGCACATTGTTGTATTGTTCATAAAAAACATTCCACGAAGTAGATGTTATTGTTCTCTCGCCAGTTTCAATATATTGTCCTGAAGGTATTGTTTGTCTAAACCTCGCTTTTATATAACCAACATCACCACTATTAACTACTCTCGCTCTATATGTTATAAACCAATCTATTTGTGTTATATCATCAGGATTAAGACCAAAATATTCTTTAACATAAGCACTTACGTTAACACGTTCAACCCAGTTTGTATCTGTAACACTTGCTTTACTTGAAGTTGAATTACGTATTGGTATAAAAATTCTATATTGTGTAACAGGTTGTGCTTGCGATATTAAATCAAACAAAAAATTGTCTTGTTGTATACGTTGTTGTTCTTCTTGTTTTAATTGAGCATCAATTTGGTTAATAAGTTTTAAAAAATCGTTATACCAGTCAACCTTAAACTTTTTTGGTATTTCCCATCTATAATTATTACTATAATCTGTCATTGTAATACCACCAAGAAATAAGTTTTGTCAAGCCGTATTCTTACATTACCACCATCTTTTGACCTAAACAAAGGTTCTATTATATATTCGCCTTCTTCATCTATCAAACTTTTATCAAATTCTGTATCAAAATATTTTACATCACAATATACCCAATTAGCATCGTATCTATCTGTATTAAAATCCATAACACCGCTTCCTAATATTATATCATTGCCTTTCTTAAAATTTATCATAACTTGTCCACCTTGTGAACCAGAATAACGTTGACAACGTATTGCTGTATAAAACTTTATTTTTTTAATTTTGTCTACTGGGAAACCAAAACTTTTTGTAGTATATGCTGACCTTACATTATTGCTTGCTACAACCCAATCTGTAGAAGTTGTGCTATCAAAACTTGCTGTTAACGATGTTATTAAATCAACAAAACTACAAGTTGGGACAACATATTTCTTAACCAACGATTTTATATATTCATCTTGGATTTTTCTTTGTTGTTCTTCAATATAAAAAGAATTATCAATTTGGTTTATTAAATTCAAAAAATCTATATACCAGGGTTTTTTAAGTTTGTCAGGTATTATCCAACTATAATTGTTGCTGTTCATCTTTTAACACCTTGTCCAAAAAATGTTTCACCAAAATCGCCCCAACCAAACGAACCCCAATATATTTCTTGGTATATCGGTTCTTGATACGCTGGCATATATTCTGTTAATACTATCTCGTCTTGTTCTACTATCGGAGCATATATTTTTTCGTTTATACCAACACAATTAAGTTCTAACCTTACTTTATCAATGTGTATTTGTTCGCCACTAAATATAAACCTTATTTCAACATTTTGTGTTTCAATTTTTGAAAAATTGTATTTTGTTAAAACAATATAGTTTTTGTCATTAAGAAAATTAAAACTTTTTGTAACATAACTAATTCTTTCTGACCAATCATCGTTAAACAATGATACAGCACATACAATATTGTTTGTATTAGCAATTTTATAAAATTTGAAAAACAACCATATTTCTTTAATTTTTTCTTTTTTATCTAAACTAAACTGGTAATACGCAGGATCTACAAAATCAAAATTGTTGTTTTCACAATAAGTCGCATTTTTAATGTGTTTATCTAACACTGCTTCTTTGTTCAACATTTCGTTTGCTACAAAATCTGAACTAAAATAATATCTCATAATACTTTATTTATTTCAAAATGTATCGGGTCATAAAAACTCTTAAAATCACCGCCCCAAACAAACCCGTTCTGTTCAAAAATTTTAATAAATTGTTTTGACCATTTCGTTTTCTCTATTATCCCATCACTACCAACAGAAAACATATCTATCGCAATACCAAATGCGTGTGAAGAAAGCGGGTATCTTGACGACCATCGTTGGTATCTCGGAACAAACGTCCCACCTACCTGCCTTGTTATCTCAACATCTATCTCTCTATCTAAATCCGCTTCTTTAACTTGTTCTAACGCTTTCAACAACTGAGGGAACGCTTTTACGTGGAACATATACTTGCCAATTATAGGGAATTCAAACATCTTTATATTTTCTAAAAACTTTTTATCAAGTATAGC